CAACAATTCGTGTTCAAATTCTTTGGCGGGAATACTTGCATTCGATAAACACTTCTGCCATCCATACCATTCAGGTTTAAATTTTGGAGGACCCCAAACATTAGCTACGCCACAAACGTTAGTGATGGTTTCACTAATTGGTGTGCTACGCACACAACTGTAACTTGTTGACGCACCAACACAACTTCCATAATATTGATATTGAGATCCGATAGGCAAATAATTCAATGGGCTCTTTCTATGAAGGGGATCACCAGTCATAATGCGCACTCCTAACATATGGGGTCTAAATTCAGAATCACTTCCCCCAACTACCAAGCCATCCCATGAGGATAGCTCTGCAATAGCGTTAGTAATTTCTTTGACAGTCAAAACACCTGCACATCCACGTGGAGTGTCAGCAATTCCTCCCAAATGAAAACCAACTATATATGGTTTACTAGTGTCGGCTACCCAAACAGCGCCACACATACCCTGAAATGTATTACGATTAAAATTCGAATAAACAGATCCATAAAATGGACATGTACCATTTGTTGTGGTCTTAAAGCTGTGCAAAGCACGACCCGAAACACACTCACCAACTTTTGAACGCCAAACCATGTTTGCAACTTGCTGCCCCTTAGGCTTATCCAAAGGAAAATAGTCGACAATATTCTTAAACGATCCTCCACTAGATACATGACAAATGCGAAGATCTGTATTAGGAATTAATAAACTATTCAACTTGCTAACGCGTGTTTGGAACTTTCCACCACATGCATCAGCATCATCCTTATAGCATACTAATTCTAATTCATCACTCTCAACAAAATAATGGTTTGGTATAATCAAAACATTAGTTTTCAAAAATAACACATTTGCCATTAATCTGCTTGAACCATCCGTTACAGAAGCATAAAATAAATTCTTCTGAATACTTTTGATCATATTCTCAGAAGTCGTGGACTCGCTAACGCGAGATACAGGTACTTCACGCTTAACTACACGTGACCATACATTCACTTCACTATCGCGTTCACGTATATCATCTTCAGTTTTAGGCTCTAAAGCTCCCTGAGCCGGGACAATCTTCTTCCAGCTAGTGTAAACTTTAGATAACAAGTATAAGCAAGAAATAGCTCCAAAAGTACAACACAAAGCTTTTGCATACTTATCCCGTGCACCTCGCACAATTATAGGTAAAGCATCGTTCCTACGTGCCAATTCCTCTATAATACGTTTCTTTAAAGCACTCACTGAAAAAGATATCAAAACAAGCAAACATAACATGAATAATATAATAAATAAATACGCATTAATAAATATGGAAATAAACAAAAGACACAACATACTTCGAATACTCTTATTACGAGCAATCTCATATTTATCCTTGTTCCACCAATAAACTAAATCTACAAATTTGTCACTCATCATAACATCTTCTGGAATCACGCAAAGCCAATCCCAACGTCTAGTGAAAATATCGGCATAATCATACAGTTTCTGCGTGCTATACTTTTCAAACCTATTTAAAATGGTCGTTTGTGAATTAACAACAGTTTTGTAGCATTTAGTTCCAATATCATTCAAAGCTAAAGCTATCTCCATACCAAACTGGACATCAAAATGGTAAGGACAATGACCTCGAATGTGACAGCATCCGTCAACATCGCACCTACGCATGACTTTATCTCGCGATTTCATCGCGTCCATAATACTATCCTGGTTTGATCTATGAACCTTATAACTTTCAATAGCAAACTGTATTGCTGCACTAGCTCGCAATCCTGTCATATACTGACCATCAAACATTAATGGTTCATATGTAGCAATATTACGCAAATTATCAGGCTTGACTGCTCTTTCAATATCAATAGACCAAATGTCATCGATAAGAGGTGGATTATAAACACCATTTTCATCAGTGTAATACTCTCTAACCTTTGCCGAATCAACTCCTGTATGAACGGGAACGCCATTCACTTCAACAACACGCTGAAATTCAGGTCTGCACCGAACGGTCATAACCAAATCCATGCGTCGCTGGACAGAATACGGACAATTACTGTAAACGTACGCATCGAGATCTTTCTTGTTAGTTGTAACTAAAACTAACTCTGGTTCTACAAAACACTTCCCTTTAGCATCAATTTCAGCTTTAGGAGCATAAAACATCTGATTATTGCAAAAATCAATAACTGCCCTAGTGGGAGCTTTCTCCACAAAATCAGATTTTTCATTCGATAAATCATCCAATATGGCAACTAATTTGTCACTAGTCCAATTAGAATAAAATTTATCGCCTGGATTCAAAGCAGCACGATACTGCTTATCGGTGGGTAAGCCAGCACTAACTAACAATGCATCAATTAATTGATCTCCAAACGTAGTTTTACCCTGGCTTGATTCACCAAAAAGCTCGATGGCAAAAGGAGCTCGACGTGTGCCCGATGATATCTTCATAGCTATATAATCATTCTTCATCAATTTTAATTTAAGAACCTTGTCACTAACAATTTTCTTATCAAAACCTATTAATGATGACATTAAATTGGACATCCTAATGATCAGATTATCTAATCTGTGATTAAATTCTGCATCGGAAACGCCTAAAATGCGCTGCAAATTACCATTTTTGACTAAATCCCACCACATTAATATATTAACATACTCCTCATCCAATTCTAATATAGAGAAGTCGTTTAATAATAATGGCTGGATAGAACCTGTTTTAAAACATAAATACATTCCTTCAGTAAAATATGCAATGGTTCCAAATATAGCTTCGGCCAAATCAAAGGCGGTTAAATGTTTCTTAAACAAGCTCTCATCAAACATTTTGAAACCTAAAATGTCAAATGTTAAATCAGACGCTTGACACAACCCTAATGTGACACACACACTCATCAATTTTGAAAATTGCTTAAAAGCCTTATTTTCTTTAACTAATGACCAATTGCTCTGCACATTTCGTAAAACATCAAGCCAAGACGGATCAAGTAAATCAGATTGTCTATCAAATGTCAAATCATCAAGAACACTCTTAACGTATGACATAACAGTATGTAACATAGAAGATGGTATCATATCTCTAATGTACAAAAGTAAAGCGGAAGTCAAATGAGTGAGTGTTTTACACTCACTCAAATTGACAAAAAGGGCACAAAGGCCCTCACAAATCCTCATCGTGGAATCGTCAATATTCACATGCGCAAATCTTGCGATATCCAATAATGGAGCGCGCATTGAAAATAAATCTTCTACTCCGAACTGAGGTTTGTAACTAATTAATCCTTTTTTGTTTTGGAGGTTGGAATCCTCACATGAATAAACAAAGCTATTCCTAGCACTCGTTAATATATTCTTAATTAAAGAAAACAAAACGGATTTCACGTTTTTAACCATGATGATTGTTATTTTAATGGATCTCGGTGTGGGCAACACCTATCCAAAGGTAATAGAACCTGAATTAAAATAAGCCCGTGTCTACTAATCCAATATAGGTACTTCCTTATTTGGAATTAGGCTTTTAAAGACTAATCACGCTCGACTAACGTGAATACTTGTCCTCACAATTTATTTCATTCAAACGAGTTGTGAATCTCGCGAAAGTCCTTTCGGACAAGAATACTGCAAATCTTGATTGCAACTATCAACTACAGTATTCAAATAATCCTCATAAGAGGAACTATATCCGTTGCAAGATATAGATTTTAAGTACGTTTCAGCCATAAAGGCGGGGGTGTACTAAACCTAGAATAAATCTCATTTCAAACTATGCGATTGTGTTATAGTGCGCAACAAGCGCAAAATAACGTTCTACATAATAAGGGGCCTGACGGCCCTAACAAATGGCGTCCATGCAAGCAAAAAGCTTGCATGGAC